AATTCAGGCCCCTTCCGGGTCTACAGGGACTCAACAGGCACCATATACCATAGTGTTACACACATCCTAAAGGAGACCAGCGACACCACCGGGCTGGAGCGCTGGGTCGCCCGCCTCGGCGAAGTCGAAGCCACCCAACAACGCAATGTTGCCGCTAATCGGGGCAACATGGCCCACAACCAAGCCGAGTATCTCCTCAAAACCGCCCAACGCTTGGCACGTAGCACTGCAAACAAGCGCAATGCCATTCACTGGGACGACAACGGCCTGGCTCGCATCCCCACCCCCATCACCCAGTGGGCCCTCGGCAAGGTCCACCCCAACATCCCCCGCGTTGGCTGGAGCGCCTCAGGCTTCGCCCGCGGCCTTTCCGGATGGATCTCCGAAAACGTCACCGAGATTTTCGCCTCGGAATTTTCCATTTACCACCCCGCCGGCTTTGCTGGAACCTGTGACGCCCTGGTGGGTCTGAAAGGCCATTCAGGCCTCATCGTCGCAGACTGGAAGACCAGCGTGGGACGCAAAACCATCGGCCCCGGCCATTCATACTTTGATCAGCTCGGAGCGTACGCCCTCGGCCTGGAACACCTCACCGGCCTCAAACCTGCTGGAGCCTCCGTCGTCCTAGCTCGCCGCTGCGGCACCCCCGACGTTTTCACATTCAACACCGACCTGCTGGAGCAAGCTAAAAACTCATTCATGACTCGGGTGGATCAATATTTCTCGGGCCTAAAAACCCATTCATGACTGGAACGCCATTCATGTATTGGCTTGCCCTCTAAAAGTGCCAATACCTGAGACTGCTTGGCGCGACTGGAGTTGTGGGCATGGTCTCGCGGCAAGTCTCGTAAGTCTCACCTGCAATTGCGACTCATTCTCAACTAGCAGACACTAAAAAGCACCAGACCCGGAGACCTGGTGCATTTGCAACTTAAGCGGCTGGCGTGATGCGTTCGCCTCGAGGTTTGGCGATGCCGGCATCTGAGCGGACCTTACGGGGGGATCCTTTGCCTGCCTTTGCTCGGGTGGCTGGTGCTGTTGGAGCGTTTGAAGTGTCGCGCGAAAAAACTCCCGTAGCCTGTGGAAAAAATTCAGCCGGCAAATCAGCGCCGCCGTTAAGGGCTTGGCACTGCCGCCAATAAGGGATCAGCTCCCGCCACAGTTGCAGCGGACCTTCCTTACCTAGCTCGGCCTGGAGCGCTAGTAGGTCTGCCCAGTCGGAAGCTTCCAGCCTGGAGCGTTCGACCGCCCAGCGCAAATCGCGATGGTGCCTTTTCATAAGGCGCAAGTGCTCCCGTTCGGCCTCTCGGGATTCTCTCTGCTGGCCTCTCGTGGTCCACTCGCCGCCCGTCATGACTGGGGCTCCGCGTAGGCGGACTCGATGCGGTTGCCGCAATGGTCACAGAACAGTTCGGGATTCTCCCAGTTCACCTCAAGGGCCACAAGGCCCCATCCATCCGAACCGGTCGTAGTGCCGATGCTGGCGCGTTCGGTGCTGGCGCAATGCCGGCAGCAGGAACCGCCATCGTGAAATATGCCGAACAGCGGATAGCCACCAGGCCAAGCGTAGGGGTTGGTGCTGAGCTGATCAGCCAGCCGCAGACTGCGGGATTGGGTCGTCACGGTGCCTCGTTTTGGCTTGTGCTCTGTAACAGTATCACCACAGGCAAGCGGCTGAGCCGGTCTGTGAAGTTACACAACAGAGGTAGCCAAGCGGCTGGAGCTGGGGCGATGATGGCGCAGTCAACCAAGGGAAACCACCCCATGGCCTACTGGGACCGTTTCGACATCTGCGCTGCTCACTGGATGTTTGCCATGCTCTGGCATGGTGGGCAGTACAGCGCAACCTACGCAAAGTTCGCCCAGCTGGAACGCCTGCGGTTCCGGCCGGCCGTTGGCTGGTGTAATCCTGCAGATCTAGAACCCAACGCGCGCGAGATCTACCGCCAGTTGGTGGTTGGCTTGTGCGGCATCCACAGCACCGCACCGACTGGAGCGCGCAGGCGCTGATCCGTGCTACTGTTTCACAGTAAAAGCCAAACCAAGGCAACCATGACACAAGACCTTTGGATCCATGCCTATCCCGCCCAGGCGGACGACTTTCTGCAACTGCACTACCAAAACCAGTACGGCCAGCCTGAAGGCGCCACTACCTCGATCTACCGCCACCCCTGGAGCGATCACGACTATATGGGGCTAGCGGCTGAAGTGGAAATCACGCGGGCTTCTGATGACGGGTACCGGGTTCGTTTGATTGCCTACAGCTGGAACGTTTGGCAGCCATACGGCACCACGACTAAATTCGAGCGCTACAACGGGTGCTCAGTCATGGTCTGGGATACCCACGAGACGTTCGGCAGCTTTTATGACGCTGAGGCGTTCGCGCTGTTTGCTTGGGCACGTTGGCGTGCCACAGGTCGTGGTGGATCGGCTGGGATGCTGCTACGCGACGACCTGGACAATCTGCTTAATCCGATCCCGCTAGTAGCGGCCAGCCGCTAATCCGTGCTAATGTTTCACAGTAAAGCCAAACCGAGGCAATCATGACAACCGCAACCCGCACCACCGATCACGCCTTTTTTGCTGGCCGTGCTGCCTTGGAGCAAATCGCCACCCTCTGGGAGCTTGGGACCTTTGCCGAACGACCCTACGCCGGCGACTTGGAGGATCTCAGCCCTGCCGCTCGTGAGATGGCGGATGATGAAGGCTGGGATGTCACGGGCGATCGGGTCCTGTTGGCCGAGCAGATTAGGGACCATGTGACGGAGATTCCCCTATCTCTGCTGGTACGGTCCGATTGGCACGTACCGGGTGGGGAGTCTACCTATTCGCAATTTGAACTGCTGCTCAGCACTGGTGGCCCTGCCATCAGGATCCTGGGGGAGCTGGACTCATATTGCGAGCCCTACCGCCCAGCCCTGCAGTTTTCCGACTGGGGCGTCAGTTGGACTGACCACCCGGAGTCCAACGTTGATGCCCTGTTGTGGTTCGCCGGTCAGTTCTACTACGGCGAGGGCTGAGCCCTTACCGCTGAATTACGGCCCGGCCTAGTGTCGGGCCTTTTCTGTGGCTTAACATTGAACCAAACAGCTTGGGTTTCTGACAATGGCCGAACATTCGGACGATATCAACGAGTCTCCGGATGTTGTGCCGGAAGCTGTAACTAAAAACGGTTTTCCGTATGACAGCGCAGAAAGAATGCGCAGAATCTACGGCAAACGGAATCCTGACGCGTTGATTGAGCAACGTCAGCAGAGGCTTTACAAGCGGCAACTAGACGGACTTACAACACGTCAGCTTGTCTTAGAGCACGCGGAAAGAGAGGGCATCGCCACATCCACAGCCTGGAAAGACTGGGACGCCGTGCAGAAGTGGGTAGCAGAGGATTTTGAGCGTGAAAGACCACGTTTGGTCTCTCGAATTGCACAAATGCGCGAGAGACTATTTTCTGCCGCTGTAAAGAAAGGGCAGTTACAGACAGCTGCCATGTTGCTAAAAGACATGGGAGCCGTGGTTGGTGAGGTATCGGTGGAGGCTGCCGCTGCAGCTACGCCATCGCTGCAGATCACGGTGGAAGACAAGCGGCAAGCGGGCTAGTGCGCCTGCACTACGTTACAGAGTGTGACAGCACGGCCCGTCCCGGCGGCTGTGCTGTGCTACACTAGGGGAGTCCTAAGGCACACCACGCCGTGACTGATCGCATCCTGACCGCTGCCGCTCTGCTCACCGTTGCCGCGCTCGTGGCGATGGGCTATGACAACCAGCGGGCCCTAGCCCGTTGCGAGGCCGCCGGCTCCCACCCGGAGCGGTGCCGACTTGTTGTGCTGGGGCGATAGTACCTCTGCACTACGTTACAGAGTGTGACAGTACGGGCCCGCCACGGGCCCCCAGTGTGCTACACTGACAGAGTCAACCAGGCAGATCCCGCCATGACATTCGCCACAGCTGCCGCGCTCCTCCTAGCGCTGATCCTCCTCCCACTGATCGTGCTGGCTTGGGCCAGCGAGTCTCGCCAACAGCGTGCCAGGCGCTGGCGTCGCTCAGGCCTGACGCAACAGGCCATTGCCGACCGCCTAGGCGTCAGCCGCTCCACCGCACGGCGCCTACTGGCGGGCTAGTACAAGTGAACCAGGGGTAGGGTTCGAGTCTGCCAAGCACGGGGCTACACCTAGGGAACCTACTGACACATCCTCATTTTCTTCTACTGTCACACAAGGGGGCAGGGGTTCGATTCCTGTAATACCCTAGAAGGTACCCCTCTACTACAAAATGGCCGATTCTGCTGGAGCCCTTACCCTTCGCCACGCCCAAGGTGAGGTATTTACCAGCCGAAAACGCTTCCGTGTCCTCGTTGCAGGCCGCCGCTTCGGCAAAAGCTACCTCTCTTGCATCGAACTTCTGCGTGGAGCCATCGAAAAACCAGGCGAAACCTTCTTCTACTGCGCCCCGACGTACCGAATGGCGAAAGACATCGCCTGGAAAGCCCTAAAAAAGCTTGTCCCCCGCGCTTGGATCAAGTCCAAAAACGAAACCGACCTCAAGCTGGAACTCGTCAACGGTTCCACCATCGAATTAAAGGGCACCGAAAACGCCATGGCCCTGCGCGGCCGCAGCCTTTCGGGCGTCGTTCTCGACGAAGCCGCCTTCATGGACCCCGAAGTCTGGTTCGAGGTCATCCGCCCTGCCCTCGCCGACAAACAAGGCTGGGCCCTCTTCATCTCGACCCCCGACGGCACCGCCAGCTGGTTCTACGACCTCTGGTGCTACGCCGACGAAGGCGACCCCAACTGGAGCCGCTGGCAATTCACCACTATCGACGGCGATAACGTCCCTCCGGAAGAAATCGAGGCTGCCCGCAGCCAACTCGACCCCCGCACTTTCCGCCAAGAGTTTGAGGCCAGCTTCGAAAACCTCTCCGGCCTCGTCGCGATCAGCTTCTCGGACGAGAACATCGACAAGGTGGTCCAAGACCTGCCAATCCTTCCGTTGCTGCTGGGACTGGACTTCAACGTCGAATTTATGGCTGGCGTTTTTGCCGTCAGAAAGGGCGACGACCTATGGGT